CCACGGCTGGCCATCATCTCAGCACTTTCCGCCGCGCTTCATGCCCAGAGGGGTGCTGCCCTTCATGGAAACCATTGTGCCCTTGGTCTTGCCTTTGGAAGCAATACCGTCACGGCTGGGAGCAGCAGTGCGCACAGATTCCATCTTGGCAGATGTGATACCGCCAGAAGCCATCTTCTTGATGCCACCGACGAGGCGGCTCTTTTCAGCGGCCAAGTTCTTTTTGCCTTTGGCGGTGTAGGCTTTTTCAGAGTCTACGCGACCGAGTTCTTCCAGTTTGTTCATGCGTGATGTGTTAGCCATATGGCCTCCTTGTGAAAATTTTTTGCCTTTGTCGGCAGTTGAAAAATCCTTGCCCACAGATTGTGGAACTCCCACCTTCTTGGCAAACGCCGGGTTGTGAGCCACCGCCGCCATGAAATTGTGTTGCTTCTTACTGCTGCTTGGCATCACCGCCCCGATTGAAGAAGCCGGTCAATTTTTTCTTCCAGCTTGTTAAAACGTTGGTCAATGTGCTCAGTAACCCTTGCAACTTCTGCTTTAGTAGCTGTATCACGGGCAATCTCCTCGCGGGTGATGTTTAAGAGCCGTTCAACACGGCGTGTTTCGTCTGCATTCTCTTTGACAGCCGCAAGTTTTTCACGCAGGAAAAAACCCAACGCGCCGACAATAATTGACAAGGCCAAAGACCAAAGTGAATTGAAATCCATTTCAAAAACTTTCGCTTTCGTGTTTTTCTTTGTATTTATCCCATTGCGGCAAGTTTACAGACGCAAACAAATACTGCGCGGCAAACTCAAGCAGCATTGGATCATCACGAAAATGCCCTAAACCTCTGTTGCAGTGGTTGCACAACATACCACGAACTTGCCCCGTTTTATGGTCATGATCTACGACAAGTTTTCCACCATCACCACATATGACGCACTGCGTTATGTTTGCTTTTATGTCCGCCAACAACTCATCAGAAATTACCGCCCGAAATTTTCCGCGACAGTTTGCGTTTCTGTATGTTGCCCGACATGCCCGACACCAACTATCAAAACCAGATTTGGTTTTGTTGTGTAAAGGAAAAAATTCCGCGTTTAACGGTTTTTCTGTTTTACAACGAGTGCAAGATTTAGTCAGCATTTCCACCTCGCTAATGCCGCAGCTTTGCGGGTGGGTTTTCCTTTTTCATCTTTCATAGGCCCGGGCATTCCAGACATCCGGGCGCAAAATGATTTTTTACGTGGGCCGCCTTGTGGCTGAGGGGCTTTTAGGTTTGAGCCAGTAGCCGCATTGTATTTAGCGCGGCCTTTAGCTGTTAACCCCGCGCCTTTTGACACAGGCAGTTTTTCACCCCGGCCCACGGATAAAGAAGGATTTTTCTTAGCCATAGAACACCGTCACACTGGCAATGTTTGTCAGCGTTGCATAGATGTTGGTGTAGCACCGAACACCCTCGCCCGGCACCAACACGTAGAACGAGTTGGGGTTTGAGTTGGAGGGAATGTCGATCTCAACCACAGTTGTGCCGCTGGAGCCGCCATCTTTCAAGACAAGAGTTCCGGAGGCGCTTGCTGTTGCGCAGATGGAGAAGCCTTTGATACGCGCTGGCTGACCAAAGATCGAACCAGACGCGTTCAAGTGCGTCGATTTGACGTCGTATTGCATCATGTGATGCCTCCTGATTAAGCTGCTACTGCGCCGTTCAGTGACACAATTGCCCAGCCTGCTGCGGTGTACACCAAGGTGGCAGATTCACCAGCATTGGTGAAAGTGATTGTGGAGAAACCGACTTTGGTTGTGGGAGTCAACACGGCTGAACCGCCATCCACAACGTGCGTGATGATTTTCATTTGGTTAGCAGTGCCGTTTGCCAAAGTCAAAGCTTGCGCTGAACCGGTGGTGGTCAAAGCGGTGAAAGCATTGGTGATGTCTACTGCGCCTGCGCCGGACAAAGACTGAGTGCCCAGAGTGATGGCAGTGCCGAAAGAAGCGTCAACGGTAACTGCACCGGTGGTGCTGTTGACAGTAATAGATTGAAAGCCGTTTTGCGACCGTACTGGGCCGTTAAAGGTAGTATTTGCCATGATGTTTCCTCACATGCGATTTGGGCGTATCTGTCTGCATGTCGTCAGCCGGGACTGTCAGATACACCGGAAAACCCCGGAATGTTTGCAATATACACTATTTTGGAGGGAATGCAAGAGCCATCGAATCATCCGGTAATGCGTTGGATTTTTTAAGGTTTTCCGCCTGTGTAGTCACGCGTAAATTCCAAGGCACATGCAGGCCGCACACCACATCCGACCGCAAAGGGTAAATATGGTCTACGACGTATTGCTCTCCTGTGGCTTGGCTCATAGTGATCGCTATTTGGTACATCTGTCTAATTTCTGACTTTTGCCTGCGAGTAAGCCACAAAGGGGTTGCTTCACGGTGCTTACGTCGACGTGCTTTGGTGTCGGCTCGCACTTGTAGCTTGTTGTTGGTTTTCCACGCATTTCGATACGCTTGTTTTACATGCGCAGGTCGTGTACTTGCGGCATTGATAACCTGTTCTCGATTTTCTAAATACCAACTGTGCTTTGCGTCTTTAACTTCTTCGCGTTGGTTATACGCAGTGAAATACTCCGCACGGGTTTTGCTACTCTGCGCCCACTCAACTTTCAAACATTCAACACACGCCCCTTTTGTTTTGCGCAAAGCAATGTGCCCGTGTTTACAAGGCACACCGGTGAAGTAGTACTTGGCTCCTGCTGTTTTAGCTTCGGCTCTGGTTTTTGGGTATTCCATCTAAACACTCCTGTGACTTAGTTACAGGTAATGGTATCACAGAATTTAACAAAAAAGAAAAGGGGGCCGAAGCCCCCTTTTTTGAATACTGGAGTATTAAGCTCCAGCAGAACCCCACATACCCAGTGGATCAGACCAGCCGAACGAATACCTTTCTCTAGCCTTGTAACGCACATTCCCGGTATCAAAATCACCATCCATGGAATTTGCCAGAGGCATACGCTCAAAGTGCTTCATGCCGTTTGGAACGTCGGTAATCAAGTACCAGCCGTTTGTGTCGGTCAAGAAGTGGTTGACGGTGTAGCCTTCAGGAATTGCACCCATCTGCTTCAACGCGTTGATGTCGTTATCAGCAGTAGAAACACGCAGTTCAGTGTCAAGCAAACGCTTGGCAACGAACATCAGTGAAGGAGGCACAATCATCTTGCGAGGCTTGGCGGCGATCAACAGACCGCGCTCATCAGTCCATGCAGCGATTTGAATCACAGCATTTTCCAAAGAGGTTTCGTTCAGGTCAACACCAGTGGTGGGGCTGTTGTAGTTCACACCGCCGTTCACCAATGGGTGGCCAACACGAGTGCTGGAGCTGTTGTTACCGAACAAGGTAACGCCGTCACCGCCCAAGTAGGAGCCGTTGAAACCGTTGTTGATAACGGCGGCTGCTTTGACTTGCTTGGTGTAAGCCATTGCACGGGCCAAGGCTTTGGTGTAACGAGCAGACAAGCTGTCGTACAAGTTGTCTTCAATCGCTTCTTCAGTGATTGAGAAACCCAAGGCGATGGTTTCGTGGTTGTAGCGTGCGGTAAATGCTTCCTGCGCATTGTCGTAGGAGATGGCAGAGCCCTCGTTCTTGACTGGAGCAGCACCGAAACCAGCAAGTTTGGTCTCTTCTTCAAAGCTACGATCAGATTTCTCTGTTTCGTAGATTTCTTTGTGCTCTTCGCCGTAACGAGCGTATTCCATACCGAACAAGGCGTTCAAGCCGGGCAGGAGTTCTTTCAGTAGTTGTGCGCGTGAAATAGCCATTTAAGTTACTCCTTAAACACCAACAGCGTTGCTGTATGAGTGGTAGCCGGGGTTGAACTTCACCAGCAAGTCAGTGTAGGCATCGCCCACTTGGGAAGTCGTGCTGTTCACGAAACCAACAATACGGAAAGCCGCAGTGGTGGTAACAGAAGAAGACGACACGGCCACATTGCTGTTTCCAGTGGTTGTTGAACCTGTGGAAGTGCTTTGTGCGTTGGCCAAGTACACGTTGTTGCCCAAAGTGGTTTGAGCCATTGAGCCGTTTGCTTGGACTTGGAACACAGCGCGGTCGTCATCAATCACGTACGCAGACACAACACCGGTGGTGTTAGCTGGGTAGTACTGAGAGTAGATAACTTGACCTTGTGCATTGACGTATGTGCAACCCACAAACACGCCAACAGCACCAGTCAAAGTGCCACTGCCGGGGAATGAGTTGGTTGTGCCGTCAGCACCGGTACCAGTCACGATGTTCAAGTAGCCAGACGAGTTGACATACACAATGGTACCGTTGTAGATATTTGTGTTGTAACCTGCTGGTCGATCAGGAATGAGCGAGTGCTACCTGCGTAAGGTAGGCCACCCAACTCATTTACGGCTTTGAGGCCGTAGGGAGAAGCGGTTGCTGCCATTTAAGGACTCCTTGTTTATTTAGAACCTGAACCAAATCCGGCTCCGCGACTGACTGACGATTTTTTCTCGGCAAACAGAGGCATCATCGGGTTATTGTTTCGCATGAAGTGGTTGTCCACTGATTCCATCTGGTTCTGAGCCTGCTGGTCGTAGTAGTCATCACGGGCTTTGGCGCGTTCGGCGGGCATCTTGCAGAGCATGAGTCCACCAATCTCGACATTGCCTGTTTTCTCACTACCAACAATCATCAACTCAGGATGGTCTACTGCTTTCACCGGCTCCCAGCCATCGCGGAACTTGCGTGACACGTTGGTCGGTTCGGCCTGTCCCAAGACATGTGTGGCTACCCAACGGTAGACATATCCGGGTTCAGGTGTCGGATCGGGCAGTGCAGTCGGCGGTACGTATACAGCACGAGCTTGCTTTTCGCGTGACACATTGTCACGAGGGGTACGGTTTTCAGCCATTTTGATTCTCCAGTTTTAAAACTTCAGCAACATATTTTTTCGGATCTAAGTTGTACTTTTTAATTAACGCAGCCTGAGACGGCGTTAATTGCACTTTCTTAGTTCCGGTTGAACGGGATGCCGGGGCAACCACAGATGAAGGTCGCCGCTGAGTCTCAACCGACCTTGGCTTGTCTTCGTTTCCACCGAAAACTTCAGGGAACTTCGACTTCACGCGAGCATCAATTTGCTCGAAATATTCATCGGAGCGAGGATCGACTCCGGTGTTGACTAGCTTTTGATGCAGCCCTAGTGCAAAGCTGGTAACTTCTTCGAACCCGTCTGAGCCAAACCACTGGTTTTTTGCTTGCCAGCGCAAGGTTTTTTCGTCAGCTCGCACCGGTTCGGGTGCTTGTTGTCGCGGTTGTACATCAAAATTTTCGGTTTGTAAAGTGGGTGGCCGGAAATTTTGTGCATTCTGCAACTTAATTTTGGCTTCAAACAGTTTTTCCTGTGCCGCAATGATGGCATCTGTGTCAAATGCCTCCTGTGCAGCCTTGTATTCCTGCCGCGCTTTGTCCAATTCCGCTTCGGCTGCGGTCTTGGCCATCGTTGTGTATTGCTCTGTGCCAGTGCTCACGTATTGTTTGAGACGCTTGTTCTCTTCAACCATGTGCTGTGCAAGACGCTCAAGCTCTTGCTTCTCACGCAAAAGGGCTTCTTTGGCTCGACGTTCGTCGTGACGTGCGTGGGTCAACTCCTTGATGCGTTTTTGGGCACCTTGGGTGTACGACTCAATCTCGTCCTCTGTTGGGTCTTCTACTTCCCGGTCAAGGGGGCGACGACCACGATCCTTCTCAGGCGTATCGTCAACGATCTCAATTTCAACATCGTCTTCGGCGACTTTAGTGTCTACCTCTTGCGGTTTGTCGTCCTCAAGTTCGTCGGGGAACTTGTATTGATCTGCCATATTTGCTCCTTTTAAGCACGCGTTAAGCCGCGCGGGTCTTGAACTACAGCGTCCACTTGGTCATCATTGATGAGGCGGAACTCTTTTCCAAAAATTTTGAAACGCGTACCGGAATATGTACGCACGAGCACGAAGTCACCTTCCTTGCACCACGCGCCTGCGGGGAACTTGGTCTGGTCTTTGTACGCGTCGGGGCCAACCTTGAGCACAAACAGAACCGTTGTGGCATGTTCTTCTTGGCGCAGGGTGGATGTGGCTTTCACGAGATCGAGCTCAGTACCGTCAATCTTTTCAGAAATGTCGGGTACTGCACACAGCAGCTTCCAGCCTGTTGGCTCTGGCAGCATGGTTGCTTTCTCTTCGTTTGTTGCATCGGATGCGGGTGCATCGACGGGCTGGATTTCCGGCAGGGCAAACTGCCCCGGTTCAAGCGTGATTTCACTCATCGGATTTTTCTACTTTCTCTGCAAGGTCAAGAAGATGGCGCTCTGCGATAGCTAGACCCTGAATAACACCGCAGAGTTTTTGATACTCATCGAAATTGCGGCATGCCCCACCAGCGCAGTCGTCTGCGTAGTTGTTCATGTCGGTACGTATTTTTTCGCGCAATACGCGTGCGAATTCTTGAATCATTTAGGTGGTGTCTCCTTTTGCTTCGTTGTTGAAGCTGCATTTGTTCTCGCTTGGTTTTGATATCACCAGCCTTGGCCATCGCGTTGATGTTGGCCGTGGTCTTTTGCTGCTGCAATTGACCCGCCTTGTTCATGGCATCAATGTCCAGACGCTTGCGCTCAATGTCCAGTCTGCCTTGAACGTCTTGCTCTTTGATCTGCAACTCTTTTTCTTTGAGTTGAAGTTCTTGCTGCTGCATCTGGATGAGCGGGTCTTGTGACTGCTGCTGCGCTTGTTTCTGTGCGGCCATCGCCTGACT